AGCACCCTTAAACAAAAGATATGCGTCTAACATTTGTTTTTCTTTATACTCTTTGTCATCAAGAGCATTTAAATCTCTTTGATAACCGGTAATCATATTACCATCTTCATCTTTATATGCAGGTTTATACATATAATTAAAGAAATCATTACGATTATAAGTAATCTTTTTACCATTTTCTTCTTTAACAATAGTATCAGGAATTTTAAAACCTGCAATAATACCAGAATCTACAATAGTCTTAACACTATCCCAATATTCTTTAGTTTCTTTTTCTGCTTGAGCTTTATTAGCAGCTGCACGCTCTTCATATGCTTTACGAGTATCTTTATCCTTTTGAATAAGATTAGCAAGAGCAGCTTTAGCTTCATCATAAAGTCCATTACTATCCTTAAGATATTTAATATAATTATCACTTATAGATTTGTTACCAAACTCTTGTGCAGCCATACGAATAATATATTCTTGCTGAGTTGCATTATCTTTATCAAGTTGGATACCACTTCTATCAGGCATTTCACCAAATCCTTTAGGACTTCCAGTTACAGTAACATAATCAATAAACTGCTTAACAAGAGGATTATCATTAAACATTTTATTAATTGTAGCTTCTTGAATCTCTTTTGTACGAAGTTCCATAACTCCGTTAATATAAGATTTAAGACCATCCGCATCATTTGTAAACTCAATAGGTTTACCTTCTTCATCAGTAATAGTTGTTCCCAATTCTTCTTGAAGCTTAGCAATATCAAGACCAGTAAATTCTGTCTTATTTTCTTTACCACCTTCTTCAACATTCATTGACTTAAGCCAATCTTGAACATCTTTAGCTTCTTTAAAAATAGTACCTTTGTCATCAACAATATTACCATCTTTATCTACTACATAATTCTTACCATCATATTCAATAGTAGTACCCTCTGTAAGCTCCCCTGTAGAAGAATTGTCATTATTGTTCTTATTCTTATCATCATCATTTTGATTATCATTCTGATTTTGATTCTGATTATTATTAGAATCATTATTATCATTCTGATTATCATTTTGATTCTGATTGTTATTATTTTGGTCATTTTGATTATTGTTATCATGATTATCATTCTGATTATCATGATTGTCATTTTGACCATGACTCTGATCATTAATATCAGGAGTCTCAAAATCAATCTCTGGTGTTGGCATAACAATGTTATTTAGTTAAACAATTAGATTATAAAACGGCACAAAGATAATTCATTTATAAATATAATGTGTCTAAACATCATCAATATTCTTTATATTTTTAGCATTTTTATTATTACTATTATCATCAACTAAATTATTAAAATATATACTGCCAATTTGTTTAAGAAAATTATTTACAATTTGGTTATTTAGTTTAATGATATGTGCATAAAACGCTCAATTTGCCTATACACTTGGCGTATGTTTGATTTATTTGTTTGACTTGATATGTTTATAAGGAATACCATTGCAGTCGTTTATTTTTAAATTTAAAATATAAAAAGAAATAAGTGTCCTACTTTATTATGAATAGGACACAGATTATCTTATTTATCATATCTATTCTTATTAGTCTTAGCAATCTTAAGTTTAGTTTCCATATCTTTAAGTTTAACTTGTCTATCAGCAGCAGCATTAAAAGCTTCAAGAGCAAGTCTTTGTTGTTCTAATGATATTTTCTGTTGTTCAAGAGTTCGTTTATTCTCTTCAACTTCTCGTTGTAAGTTTGCTTTAATATTAGGGTCATCAGTATTATTAAGCAAGGACATATTAGCATCAATATTTTTAATTTGCATTTCATAATAATATTTCATTTGTTCAGTAAGTCTATCTTGTTCACCTTTAGCAGCAATTTCTTGAAGTCTAGCTTGTAATTCTTCTTGCTTAATCATCTGTTCCATCTGTTGCATTTGTTCTTCATGTTGTCTTTTAATAGCACTAAATTCTTCTATTTTTGCTTTTATTTGAGATATATTATCTCCTGTAATAGCAGCAACAGCCATTTCAAAATCACCATTTTGAGAAGCATTAAATGCTAATTGACGAACACTTTCAAGTTTCTCAAGTTGTTTAGCATCGTTTTTAACTGATACTCCTAATTGAGAATTAATAAATGATTCAACATCAAGACTTAAATAAGCATGTTCTCCAACTTCATTATAATAACCAGTATCGAGACCATCGATATATGCTAATTTAGCATAATCAATATCTCGTTGATAATCACGACGACGCATTTCATCAAACATTGTAACAAGAACTACCATACCCATAGATGAACGACTAATAGCTTCTTTTGTTACACCAACAGCAGCAGAATTAGCAATATCACCATATCGTTGACTATTCATATCAACCATTTCACGAGCCTCAATTTTAAGAGACTCCATAAGATTAGTTAATTGAGCAATATAATCACCCATATTAGCATTAAGCATTCTTACTTGTTGCATTTTAACTCCTGAAGCATCATCTTCATCATCAATAGGTAATGTTCCATTAGCAGCCATTCTATAAATAGCATCTTCTTCATTATACGCAAGAAGAGATTTAGGATACATAAGTATTACTTGTTTATTCTTAGCAATAGTCATTTCTCTATGAAAAGAAATGATATTACGAAGAATTTGATATGGAGTAATAATCTTAATTATACTAAATCTTCCCATAGTTGGAAGAACTTCAAGAAGACCATTATAAGGAAGTTTACCTTGTCTATTAAAAGCAACTGGTCTTGCTTTCATAGGATATACTGCTGTTGTTCTAGCACCAATACGATAACCTTCATATACTTGTTGTATATATTCATATTGAATATCTATATCTCCGGCTTCAGCATTAAATCTATATGATTCATCAACTATACGTTGACTTTGCATACCAGTATTTAAATCAATATAAGTAAGTATACCTTGTTTAGCAAAACCTTTCCAAGTTACATGCCATACTTCATAAAGATCACCATTATCATCAGATACTCGAATAGGTTCTTTCTGAAATAAATCTCGTTCTTCTTTAGTAAATTTAGAACAATAATCAGCACAATATTCAAAATATCCTTTATATGTTAATGCTTTTGTTTCTGCTCCACTTTTGTGAGCATAATATGTATCAAGAAATTGTCTATCTTCTTTAGTAAGAAAATCATCAAAGTTATCAAGTATTTGTTGATAACTCATTAACATCTTTCTAGCGAACATATCATGATCTTCAACAAAAAACTTACCATTACTAATAGGATAAGCTTCAAGTACAGGAACATGTTCTTTAACTATTTTACTTCCACGAACATCAGTATATGTAAAGCATTCGCCAATAGTTACATAATCATAAAAAGCAGACAAATAAATATATACATCATCTGTCATACTTCTTATAAATGAAAGAACTTCTTGTCCTTGTTTTGTTTGATCATCAACAAAATTATTTTCAAAATTTTTAATAAATTTCTCAGGATCAGGCATAGCATCTTGAGGATTTATTTGACTAGGATCTTGACCTTGTTGTTGTGCTTGTTGAACCATTTGTTGATATTGTTGTTCAAAAGCTTGTTGAAAAGCTTGTTGAGCCAGTTGTAAAACTGCTTCTTTAAGCTTTTGTTCTTTATTAAGAATAACTTCTGGATTTTCTGCAGATACAGTAAATTCATGATTACCTTTATAATATTCAGAAACATAACGACGAACAATATCATTCATTATATCAAGATTACGCATTTCTGCTGGAAATCTTGTATATCGTTCTTGAGCACTATTATAAGGATTTAAAGTTTTCTTATAAAACTCATAAGGAATATTTCCATGAAGAATATCAATTTTAGTTTCATCTTCACTTCTATTATTCATTGCCATACCTACATCAATAATATAATCAATGCAGTTAGCATACCATTCTGCTTTTTTCTTTTCAGAATAAGGTACTTTTTGTTTAGGAAATCTAACCTGACTGTTTGTAAAAATCATAGTAGTAAAATTTTATTTATTATAATAAAGTCTATTTTTTAAAGCATTTAATATTCTTACATAATTATCATATGTAATATCTGGTTTTCCTGGAGCTTCTTTCTCAAATCTAGATTTATATTTATTATAATTTTCTCTAATTTGTTCATGTGTTACAATATCTTCTAATGATATATTATTTTCTCGTATAATAGGAACCATATAATCAATAGCGCTATTAATTTGATCTTCGGTTAATGCTTTTTTATTAGTATCTCCTTGAAATTCAATACCAACCATAAAATCATTAACATTAAATCTACCATTATGATATGATTGACCAGCATGAAATGTTACTTTATCAGGAGTAGCAAGTACTCGTCTTTGTCCATCAAATCCTATTATAACATGTGCTGAATTACCTTCAGGTTTTGTTAATAAATTAGTAACATTTGTTAAATCATTTTGCATAAAACCAGTATGATGAAGAGTTATACCTTTTCTTTCATTTACTAGACTATGTCCTTTTTTATAACTTTCATCATTAATTGTTCTTATATTTTTAGTTAATATTGTATCAGAAGGATATCCACCATTATTATCTATATACATAAAATTACCTCCTCCTGTATTTTGTCTATCATAAGATTTCAAATCATCAGAACTAAGATGTTTATCTAATGTTCTAAGACCTCTATTGTAAGAGCCATTATCTAAAGTATATACAAAAGCAGTTTCTGATTTATGTCTAGTTTTCATATCTTCTATTTGTTGTTCTATAGAATTAATACTTCCAGATAAAAGTCTAGTTTCATTTCCAACTTTACATATTAAACGACCGCCAGTAATATTTCCATAAGTATCACCTTTTTGATTTTTATCAGTTAAAATATTCAAACTTCCTTCAATTTTTCCATTTGAAGATTTAACATATACTACTGGAACACTTCTACTAGCGTTACCGTGTTTAGCATCATTTTTATATTTTTGATTTCCTTTTTCATCTTTTACAAAACCATATATTTCATTTTCAAAAGTTCTACTTACATTATCGGTATCTTCAAAATCTGATATTTTACCTATTTTAAAATTACCATTTTTGTCAGTACCCATAAATGTAGCATTTTCATAATTTTTATTATTTTTATATTGTTTAGCTTCTGTAAATGGATTAAATGCCGTAATAATTCCACCTTCTGTATCTATTTCATTATAATCTCCTCTATTACGAGTTTTTAATTTTATATTATTTAAATCTATACTTTCTGGTATAATATATTGTCCATTATCATATTTTATTGTATCAATTCCAGTATAAGTTTCTGGAATAATATTATATTTACTATTTTCTGGAGATGTATAAGCTTTCACTTTTAAATTACTAGTTTTATC